CTAAAACACCCGCGGCACATCCGTCAGTCGGGTAGTCCAGCGGGGCGACAGCATCTCCCTTTTCATCTGCCATTTCTTCTCGATCCCCTGCCCCGCAAAAAACAGCGTGCCCCGACCGTTCCGCTGATTCACTGAGTCCAGGATATCCATCAGCGCCGTGGCGTTTGCCCTTGGAGCGGTGTCATCAAAGAGGTTTAGCTGCGCCACGCCCTGGCTGAAAAAGTCTCCCAGAAGGATCCCGCCTTTCTGGTACCGGTGACCATCTTTCCAGACCGCATCGAGGCAGCGCACAGCAGCGGCCACAATGTCGCGTGTGTCCTGTGTAGGCGTTAAGAGCTTTGTTCCGGCATGCTTGCCGTAATAGGGTTCATCGAGTGCAAAAGGCGAGGTTTTAACGAAGGCAGACACATACCGGCAGAACTGATGCTCTCCGCGCAGCTTCTCTGCAGCGCGCGTGGCATAACTCACTATGGCCTGGCGCATTTCCGTATAGTCGGTGACGCGCTGGCCGAAAGACCGGCTGCAGCAGATCTCCTGCTTCGCCGGCTGAAACTCATCGAACTCCAGGCAAGATTCGCCGCGCAGCTCGCGCACCGTTCTTTCCATCACAACGCTGAAGTGTTTACGGATAAAGCGTATATCGGCATCTGCCAGCTGAAGTGCCGTTTTTATACCCATGGCCGCCAGCTTCTTGCTGATCCGCGATCCGATTCCCCAAACTTCATTACAGGGCAGCAGCGCCATCAGCTTCCGCTGGCGGGAAATGTTTGATAGATCCACGACGCCGCCGGTTGCCTTCCATGTCTTCGCGGCGTGGTTCGCCAGCTTGGCAAGCGTCTTTGTGGGAGCTATGCCCACCCCCACATGTAACAGCGTGCGCTGATAAACCGTCTGCTTAATCTCCCGCCCGAAATCGGTCAAATCACGACAGTTCCGCACGCCGGTTAGATCGCAGAAAGCCTCGTCAATGCTGTAAACTGACACGCGCGGGCATATCTCTTCCAGCGTCGACATCATCCTGTAGCTCATATCGCCATAGAGCTCGTAATTTGAACTGAAGCAGACAACGCCGTGGCGCCGGAAAAGTTCGGTATTCTTGAAAATTGGATCACCGGTTTTGATGCCCAGCTTTTTGGCAAGCGCCGACCGGGCGATCACGCAGCCGTCATTGTTCGAAGCCACAACTACAGGCACGAGGTCAAGCTCTGGCCTGAACGCCTGTTCGCATGAAGCATAGAAAGAGTTGGCATCGACGAGGGCGAACATCTCACATCACCGGATAGTCGTCGAACGCCGCGGGACGAATGATGTGTGTAACCACGCCAAGCATTTCCACGTCATCCAGGGCGTCGCCCTCAATCGCCTCCCCCTCTTCCGTGATCAACGACGCTCCGCATAACCGCGCGATCTGCCGGCGCCCCATGAAAGCTATCAGCAACATAGAACCGGTGCCTGCCTGCTCGCGCTGCTCTACAGCCAGAATGTCTGTTCCAATTTCTACGTACTGCGCCGAGGGGCTCAGGCCACTGATGGAAAAAAGAGGATGTGTCATACGTGCCTCGTCTTGATACTGTTTAAATATACAGTATTCACAAACGACGATGTTATCAAGGCGAAGCGGCAAGAAGATTTGTCAACGGACTGAGCCGCCGGGAATTTTTCTTAAGCTAAATCATCTTTCGACTAAAATTAATACAGCCCCGTAGCCTGCACCAGACAGGCGCGGAATCTAACTGCCCCGTCGCCGGGGCTTTTTTATTGCTCCTGCGAACCTGCATTGCGCTGATTCCAGATACTGGTTTCTGGCATATCGAGACGGACGTCGATCCAGCTGGTCGGGGGAACGTCAATCGCAGCACCTTTCTGCACTTCGATCTCCCCGCCTTCGGTAAGAACATACCGCCGCCTGTAAAGCCGAATCGTCAGGCCGCCGCTTTCGGTCTGCTCCGCCTCAACGATCCCCATATCACCCGATCCCTGCGGGTCGCGGGGCGGGAGCAGTTGCCAGCCGGATGAAGCAAGCCCTGCCGAGCCCGTAAGCGTATACACACCGGTGTCGAGCCGGGAGATGGTGATCCCCTCCGCTTCACGGTTTGCTGTTCCGCACCCACACCACATAAAGCCATCATCATCGACGTCAGCGCGCTGACATGCTTCCTGGCTCTGTACGATGCGCGCCACCGGCGATGCGGCTTTAATGGTGCCATCACTGCCTTTGGTCGTGTTTGCCGTTCCGTATAGAATATTTTGCGCAAAAGACCATGAACCGCCGTTATCAACAGCGCCCCAGGAGATGAGCTCGCCCGTCGAATAATTCGACTGCAGAAGAGCGTGCAGGTTACCCGCATTAAAATATAAAGAGGGGTAGTACCGGACGATCGCCCCTGCCTGAGCGGCCGTGAACTGATAACTCCCGAACCCGACAGACTTGAGCCAGTTGAAGATAGCTGTCGGGTTGTTCAGTGTCGTGTTTGCGTTACCCGGCTCTCTCTTGAGCACCGCGCCTGCTGCCAGCGCATCACCGAGAGACGCTGCCGCACCGATACCAAGGGCAGCGCGCGCGCCGGAAACACTGGTTGCGCCCGTACCGCCCTGGGCGATACTGAGAGCCGTGCTCAGTCCTGACAGGCTGGTGATGTCTGAATTAGCACCAGAGGATGCAGCAGATAATGCCTGGCGCGCATCAGCTTTATTCTTTGCGCCGGTGCCGCCCTGCTCCACGCTCAGGGCCGAGGTCAGGCCGCTGAGTGAGGTGATATCGGAGTTGGCGCCTTTCTTCGCCAGCGACATCTGGCCAGGTACAGTGACCGCCTGCCCGTTGATGGTGATTGTCACATCTCCTGCACCATTCATCACGTCAGCAAAGCCGCCCATGTAACGCTGGTACATCGTGAACGTCTCGGCGATATCCTGAGCCAGACCATCAACAGAAAGGCTGTCACTCAGAAGAATGGCGAACTTTGTGCCGGCAGGAACGGCCGGGCTGGCCGCCGGAGTCACCGTGAGGCTGGTCGCGCTGTTGATGGCGGTGATCTGGAAAGCCTGTACCGGGCTGGTCAGTGCAAGCACCGTGCAGCCGTTACGAATGAGTGAGCCTGCCTGGGTGAAATTAGTGCCGGTGCCGGTCAGCGTGTTGCCGCTGACAGCAATTGAGCCAGTTGTGTAAATCATTGGTTCTCCACATATAAAAAAACCGCCGGAGCGGTTTGTTAATTTGTTTAATACATGGCCGGGATAACGGGCAAACTGATTGCGCTCATTCCGCTGCTGTCAAAATCCCATTTTTGCCGATCATTTCGTGTAACAACGCGCCCCCGGCCGCCTTTGACATTTCCCCCGCTCATCATCAGCCCGCGACCGCGCCCGACATTCCATGACGTTGAGTTTTCGGCTCTCCTGACCTCCCAGCCATAACGGCCTACAGGCACCATGCCGCCGACTGCCTGCCATGAAAGAGAGGGTGTAAAAAATGATTTAATGACAAAGGGCTTCCGGGTCGTTGAGAAGGTGCACTGTCCCTGAGCGTTGATGAAAGTCAGGCCCGGCCCCGGGACAGGTGCATCCCTGGAAAATATCGCGACGCGGGCAGTAACCGATGCGGGCATATCTTCGTAGGCACCTGAATCAGACGAGCAATATAGTGTTCCGCCGATATTCTCCAGCACAGCAGTCGGGCTGTCCCACGAAGCGAAAACTATTCCGGTAACAGGCGGCGTCCATGCCCCGTTGATGGTTACCGTACCGTACCAGGTGCAGCTACCAAGATTCCCGTTCGTGGTCAGGGCAGTAAAATCTGTGGAGTCAGAAATCAGCAGGCCGCTGTTTCCTGACTGGCTTGCGGGTGTGATTCGCCATACCTGGCCGGGCCACTGGTAAGTGTCAGATGCCCCCTCCCTGTCTCCCTGAGAATTCATCGTCAGTGTCCCGCCGTTTTGCGTCACAGAAACCAGCCTTTGGGTGTAGGGAAAAAGCGCGGTGCCAAAATCAAAAATCCTGACGCTTTCGGTCGGGATGAAAACAGCAACGTCACCCGCACCGTACCCGTCGACCGGCACCGATTTTCCGTTATAGCCCTGGGCGGTTGTGCGGCAGAAAAACGGGGCACGCAGCCCCGCCGTGATTTCCATCCGGTATCCGTCGTTAAAATCGATCAGTAAGCCTGACGGCATTTACCAGCTCCCCAGCCTTATAAGACCGCCGTTTGCAAGGTTAACCGTGACGCCAAGCCCGTTAATAACGGTCGTATTTCCCGGCCCCGTGAGGTTGAAATTACCGTTGGTGGCGTAAATTGCGCCGCGAACGGTTACCTGGTTGAACTCGGCATTTCCGCTTTTCGGCAGATTCCATCCCGCCGCGCCGGCGGCATAGTTGTCCGACTTCAGTGAATCGGTGATTTTGCCGAACTGAATGCTGGCATCCCTGAAGAAGGCATCATTGATGAACGTCTGCCCGTTCTGAATAACGAACGGCAGGCTCACCGTTCCGCCTGCCTGCGACATCACGGCGAACCGATCGGCCAGAAAGAGCACCTGCGACTGCATGCCCGCCGGGGTGTTCTGCACACCGAGCCCCATGCCCGCGGCGTACTGACGGCCATTGGCATCCACCCCCACCTTGATGCTGTACATCGCAGAAAGGTTGTTGTTAATGTCGGCCGAAACCTGAGCATTCTGGACGATTGCAGCCTGCTGACCGTTTACCGTCACTGACAGGGAGTTGATTCTGGTCGCGGAGACCTGCGAAAAATCCGCCATCGTTTTCGCAAAGTCAGTGACATTTGCCGTGCCGCCGCCCGCGCTGGCATCCAGCACTCTGAGCGACTCGGCAACAGCCTGGCTGGCGTCCGCCATCACGTTGTCAACGCGCTGGATACCTGCGGCGTTAGCGCCGTACTGCACGCTCATTCGGGTGGACTGACTGACCTGCGCCAGCGTGTTGGTGATCAGCGCAATGGAATTGCTCTGTATTCCCCCTCTGATGTCACTGCCATCGATGCCTGCTATCTCTGCTGAAATCTCATCAAAGCGAGACGCAGTGGATGAGTCCAGATCCGTCACGGTCTGCGTCAGCTCCGTGACACTGGCCTTGTTCTCTTCCGTCTGCGCGGTAAGCTGATCGACAGCTGTAGCCCGTGCCTCGGTTTCGTTTGCCAGCGCCTGGCGCACTTCGGTGATGCCTGCGGCGTTCTGATCTGTCTTTGCCTCCAGGCGGATCACATCGGTAACGCGCGCTTCGGTTTCGGTGGCGATCACCTCGCGCAGTTGTTCGAACCGCGCCGAGTTAGCGCCCTGCTGGGCTGACTGACGTACCACCACGTCGGCGATCGCCAGGGCATTGCCAATAATGGCCTCTGCTGTCTGGCGTGTTGCGCCTGCTGCCGCAGCCAGGCCGTCGGCATTCTGCTTCACTGCCTCAGCCAGATCCGCGACCGCCTGGCTGCTCTCCACAGCGTTCTCGATGAGGTCTTTGAAAAGCTCCGTATCCTTGATCTGCGCGAGCACGGCCTCTGTAATATCGGTCACATCGGAGCTGGACTGGCCGCGGATCCAGGCTGTGTAACCCGATTCGTTACCGGTCCGGTCCACCAGCTGCGCGCGGTACCAGAAAACCTGACCTGCCTTGAGCCCCATCTGCTGATACTTACGCAGCGGGTAAGGCACGTCGGCCAGCAGCATGGCATCATCTTCGGTACCGGTCAGGCTGTACTGAATTTCCGTCTTCAGCGTGTCATCCGTGTTTGCAGGGAATCCCCAGTTCAGCTCAATACCGAATACCACGTTTTCAGAAGCGATGAAGCCAACCGGCTTCGGTGGATTCCCCACCTTACCGGTCAGCGTTTTCTCATCTGAATAGCCCCATCCGGAGGAAATTTCGGCGGCATTGATGGCACGAACACGCACCATATAGCGACCGGCATAGATACCCGGCACGTCGAATGATGTGGTGGAGTTGCGCGGCACGTTAACCCAGTTACCGTCATTACGTCGCCATTGCGCTTCATAGGCGATAGCGTTCTGCGCCTGATCCCAGCTCACGCGCATCGTTTCAACGCTGATATTTTGCTGAACCACTGAGAAGGAGCTGATGACGATGTTAGCCGGCGGTGCCTGGTTACCCGGAGGGATGACGCTCACTGGTCGCTGGTCAATGACCGCTCCGGTATCGATGCGGGCATATTTATCCGGATCGTGCCAGGCACCAGAAATAGAGAAAGTGCCATCATCGTTATCGGAGACACTGACAACACGATACTGCTGCGCGTAGAGTTCGTCAGACTCAACAACCCAGACAGCCTCAGGTTCTGGCGTTTCGCTATAAGCAGTCGTGACTGTAACTAAATTTCCGTTGACCGACTGAATGGTACGGCTCTGAGAAGCCCCTGAAGGTAAATTCAGAATAAGACGGCCGCCGGCGACGGCATCTGGTTTACGATCCAGAGTGATAACCCTGCCGTTGACGGCGCTGATGCGCCCACCCATAACCTTGCCAGACAGCATTTCGTCAGCCACGGCGATAATGTAGCCAGGTTGCGGGATGTTACCGTCAAGACCAACTTCGAACGAAACTACGCGATCTTTATTATTGGTGAGAATACCCCAGCGCCCCTTTCGGTTCGCTTCTGATTGCCGGGTGCAACCGATGGCTGTCATTTCCAGCTGATTGAAGCCGTACCGCGCAACCAGTGCCTGCTCAAATACCGGCTCCATCGCATCTGCGTAGGCATTGCCAGGATCTGACCATGAAACCAGCGCTGTGGTGTAGCGGCTTTTGGTTGTGCTGCTCGAATACGCAAACCGTCCGCCCACCACGTTGGCTCGGGTATAGCTGTAATCCACATCACGCGGCATGTCAGCCAGCGCAACGATCTGATCACCGCCCCAGTAGGTCATACCTCTGAATATGGCGGCAAAGTCACGCAGAACCGTATAGGCCTCATTTCGGTCCTGGATGTAAACATTACAGGTGTACCGGGGCTCAGTACCACTCCCGCCCTTTCCGTCGGGGACCTGCTGATCGCAATACTGGGCAATCTGGTAGAGCGTCCATTTATCGATGTTCGCTGCATTAAGCCGTTGACCCAGGCCAAAGCGGTCGGTCACAACCAGATCATAAAAAATCCACGCGGGATTATCTGTCCACGCCCATTTGAAAGCACCCTGCCAGATGCCGTTATAAGAGCGTGTTTCAGGATCATAGGTATCTGGTATGCGGATCACTCGCCCGCGCGGCTCGCAGGAAATCTGCGGGATAGAGCCGTTGAACTGGCTGGAGTCAAATTCGATGTACAGTAGCGCGGTATTTGGATAGCGCAGCTTTGCATCAATCACTTCAGTAAAGCTCTGCAGCGTCATCGTATCGCCGATCTTTGCGCTGTTCGCATCAGGGGTGATTTTGCGGAGGCGAATTGTCCAGGTACTACCTGCCTGAGGTAAATCGATGCGGTGGCTGCGCTCGTAACCAGAAGTGGTTTTGCCGGTCACGCTGGTATTAAGTACCGTCTGCCATATGCCGCCGTCGGTCTGCAGGTCAATCGCATAATTTACTGAGTAACCGACCAGATCGCCGTCGTCCTCCTGTTTAAAAAGCGAAGGCCACTTCAGGCGCAGGCGAACGGCTGACAACTGGGTATTGGTAAACGTGCGAGTCCAGGCTACTGCGCTGGAGACTTCGGTGCCGACGTTGATTTCGTTTTCGGTACCGGGAATTCCCTGAATGTAATTCTGCGCCTGGGTACCCGGACGAAACTCCCACATGACACCGCTGAAGTTCTGAGTGCCGTCAGCATTTTCAATCGCAGTACCATCAAGGTAAATGTCCTTGCCTGTTAGCTGGCCTGAGAATTCACCCTCCCCCAGCGCGATCAAAATTTTAGCCTTTGCAACTGACTGAAGATCGTCAGGCTGTTCGGTAGGCGTACGAGATTTTGAACCGCCGCCCTTACTTCCTCTGATTACGGTAGCGTGTGCCATATAGCGCCCATAAAAAAAGCCACCGTAGGGTGGCCTGAATGAAAGGTTTTTTTTACTGCTGATCTTCGACGTAAATTCCGGCGGAAATAATCGCCCCGCCTATCCGCCGGCGGCCATAAAGGAGCGGGACCGGGTAGCCCTGTGCTGCAGTGTTTGTAACTCCACCGAAAGCGTAGGATGCACGATTATCTGCGCTTTGTTTACTGGCTAGTCCAGTAGGCTGAGGAGAAAGCATTTGGATAACTCCACCTAAGGCCATAGAAGCACCAATAGCTCCAATGCTAAACGCTTGGGCTCCTGATAATGCAGCAAAACCCACCGGACCGGAAATAACAGCAGCGGCCACAATCACAACGCCAAGAATAGTTTGCAATAACCCTGCCTTTTTGCTGCCAATGATAACGGGGACTATTCTAATTATCTCCCCAGTAACAGGGTAACCTAGATCGTCTATTCCTATGTTTTTCTTGCCTTTAAATATCGCATACGTCAAACCTCTGCTCTTGCTACTTATCATATATTGTTCAAAACCTTTAAGGGTTGCAGCTAAGGCTTTCCCGGCTTCAAGGGGGGTGGAAATTGAACGCTGATGTTTTTTCCCAAAAATCTTTCCTAATACCCCACTCAATTCAATTTGAGTCATTATTTCTTTCATTTTATCTCCAACAATAAAAAAAGCCGCTATAGAAGCGGCTTATTTGCAATCATTTATTTAGAGACAATCACTCACCCAATCAGAATACTTTTTATATGGAGCGTCAAAGATTGAGCTTTTTTTATACAATGAAACTTTTGACCCTCTGCCAACCATATCTATATCAGCAAGCTCCCATTGTCCGTCAAGATAAACAGTAAAACCATTGCCACGCGGTTGCATATAAACGTTAAAAACAGTTTGTTGCTGCCATTTTTGTAAAATACATTGCGCTAATAAAGTAGGTGACTTATCACTTGAAGCAGCAAGTATAGGCTTAGTTTCTCGCATATCTTGCATATTTGCACAGCCAGCTATTCCGAAAATAGCTAAAGCGAACAATAATTTTTTCATAACAATTCCCCTTCAGAAGTAAGAGGAAGGTTAGCACAGGTCCTTATATCGTAGAATCTTCATCGTCCTTTCCTGCCAGTAGCCACCATAGGGCACGCGCTGGCTCAGATGTCCGTAAAGATGGTGAAGCAACATGTTTCCTTCGAGCAGGATCCCCGCGTGATTCCACTTATCCGCCTGAACCTGCATGATCACCATATCGCCGGGTTTTGGTGGCCCGTCGAATTCACGGAAACCGCACTCATACCAGCAATCCTGATAGAAGTTGTCCGGATAGTCGTTTTCCCACCAGGGATAATCCACCCGGTAATCATGCAGCTCAATATCGTGCGTCTGCCGGTAATAGCTCATCACCAGCCCCCAGCAGTCGAAGTGACCGAGTACAAACGGTCGCTCCAGCAGCGGAAGTTCTCCGCGGGGCTGGATGGTGCGTAAATCCCCTTCCGGCCAGCTCACGATATGCCAGGGTAAAAGCGTTGCATCGCATAGCGCTTTATCCAGCTCGCTGGGCTGCGTCGTTGCATCAGGGTGGCTGTGAGCGATGGCGATCACCGTACCCCAGTCCTCAGCAGCGGCGTAATCTTCCGGGCAAAGGACAAAATTGTCCTCCGGCGCCGCGGCAAGATTCCGGCACGGAAAATAACGTTCAACACGGCTCTTCTGCGCCACCACGCCGCAGCACTCACGAGGATATTCAGCTGCAGCATGCGCCATAATCGCATCGAGGGTTTTCTGACGCATATCAGCTCCTGATCAACGACGTGCCCGGGAAGCCACCAAACGAGAGTTCGTTATTTTCGCCGAACCGGAGTTTGCAGGCTGTCAGTGTACCGTTGCACTCATCCAGTGACGGATCGCTGACGGGATTGTTGTTTTTGTCGAAATAGCGCGTACCTGCATAGTCGCATCCGTCGCCGGTGCGGTACTTATTCCGGATGCACCAGGTGCACAAAGAATGGAGCTGGCGCGTCGGTATCATCAGCCCCTGCAGATCCATCGGGCTGGAGAGCGTAAACTCGACCACCTCATTGGTTTCGCTGCTCTTTGCATCGATATAGAAAACCTTCAGCTTTTCCTGTGTCGGATCGGATGAAGGGTTGCCGTCAGCGAAGTTTTTCGCATCAAGGTACTTGCCCAGGGTATCGTGGATAGTCACTTTCGCCTGCAACATATCGTCATAGGCCAGACACAGGGCTGTGATGGAGCTGTCGAGGTTCGCTACTGATAATTTAGGCTGCGCGCTGCTCCCGCTGGTAGATGCCTCAATGCCCTCAATCTTGCAGGGCCAGGCTTTATACTCTTCTCCCTGCCACCAGATTGATTTTGCCGGCAGCTTATTTTCATTCCCGCCGGCAGCGGCAATTTCTGCCTCGGTATGCGCGAGGCTGTAGCTGTGAAAACGAAGAACTTCGCCTGTACCAAAGGCCGTGCCGTCGACCTCAAAAAGCCTGACCTCATCACCCGGTTCAAGTTTCTGGTAATCACTGTTTAAACTCATGGTGCAAACGCCTGTTCAAAAGTTGCGGAGAGGTTATATTTTCTGGCGCCAAGCGGCGTCGGCGTGTAGGTGTTGCAGCGGTAGAGTCCCAGCGGCTCAAGCGGCGGGCGCCACGAAAATGACCGGGTGCCGCCGTGGCGATCCAGAAACGCTTTGATGGCTGCGATATAGGCTTCATCGCCGGTAAACTCTATCGTCCATTTCTGCGATCTGGGATTGAGTCCGTCCCCTGACACCTGCTTATAGCCTTCGCCAAACTGCGCGGTGCGCGTCCGGAATGTCACCTCCTGCTGCGCATTAATGCGCGGACACCATGTAAATTCCTCAATTGCCATCAGCGATTACCTTTAGCCAGATTCCAGATATTGCCGCCAGGCGCCAGATCTCGACCGATAAGCTCCCGGTAGCGGCGATCGATAAATGCACCCGCTTCCCGCCCAAGCTGTTCGTAACCCGGCGTCGCCATACTCTTGTTCCCGCTTTCCGTGATATAGACATTCACCTGAGGTGCGGCACCGGTGGTCGACACGTTATTCACGCCTGAACCAACCGCGCGAACGCCGAGAGAGCCATCGGAAGCGCGAGTGAGGGGCATGATGGCCTCCGGCCCGGCTTCCGCAAACACCCCTGCGCCCTGTGCAAAAGCAAAAAACTGCGGGGAGTTATAGATGCCGTTACTGTAGGTACTCAGGGAGGGCGAATCGTATATGCCACCCAGCGCATTTGGGGTGAAAGAAGGTACTGCGAATGACTGACCTGCAGGTGAAGCACCTGCACCGCCTCCCGAGAAAAAGCTGGTAACGCCCCCCACAAGCGATCCAATCAGTCCGTAAGATGATGAAACGCTGCCCATAGCACTGACAACCGCCATCTGAAGTGCGACTTTTTCAATGATCTGCAGTACCGAAATGCCCCAGGATTTCCAGGAGACCTTATTTCCCTCGAGCATGGAGGTGACGTTACTGAATGCGCCATCAAGCGACGATTTCACACCATCAGAGACGGTCCCCGCGATGTTCGTCATCTCATCGAACCAGCTGTTATAACCGCGCGATACACCGTTTCGCCAGTTAGATTCAGACGCCGCAATTTCCCGGTATTTTTTATCGAGGCTGGCCAGTGCCATTTCCCTGTCGTGGACAGCCTGGGTACTCTGATCGGTTTTAGAAAAAACGCGCTCAACCTGCTGTGTTTCTTCATACCGTTGCTTTTGACGATCCCCCATCCCGGATGTCTCAGCAGCAAACTCAGCCTCGTCACTGAATTTACGGCTCGCTTCCCGAAGGTCTTTCAGCGCATCAGCCTGTTCACGGATCTTCCTGACATGATTGTCTGCAAGCTGAGTCAGCCTGGCCAGTTCAGCAGACTGAGCGCGTATCGCGCTGCGCTGCTCTTCCGTCCATTTTGCCCCGGTCTGGTTAGCGGCGGCGTAGAGTTCTGCTGCCTGTTCACCCTCTTTAGCCCGGACTTTCTGCACTTCGATTGCGACACTGAGATCGGCGATTTTACGGCTGTACTGTTCAGCAGTTTGCGCTGCTTCCCGCTGTGCCTTACCGGCGTCGCGTGTGGCCTCGGCCTGCGCCTTTTGTGCAGCAGCAAGATTCTGGGATTTGTTGTACTCATCAATTGCAGCCTGCCGCCATCCCGCGGCGAATTTCGAGTTCTCAGGGCCGGTCTTGCCCATTTTCTGGAGTTCAAAATCGACCTGACGGTTAATTTTGTCCAGACCGGTTAACCCGGCCAGCTCTGCCGCCTGCTGTTTTTGTAGCAGAGCCTGTTTATCATTATCCGATACCGGCGCCTGAGGGATGGCAAAAGGCGCTTTAATCAACTGGCTGCGCGAAGCCAGTAACTGATTTCCAAGCCCCAGCAGCCTGTTGAAGTCCTCATATTGCCCGTTCATCATCAACAGAGACTGGTATTGCGCATTCTGCCGCCAGGCATGCTCACGAATTAAATCATTTCTGCGACGCTCAATCGCTTCAAGAGCCTGCTGAATACCGCGCGATTTCTCGCGCATCTGGTTGAGTTTATCTTCTTCAACGGTCAGCTGATCGGTCAGAATCCCCATCGCTTTAACGATGTTGAGATCGTTATCACCGGTCATCCCCGGCTGCCCGCGCGTTTTGTTGAGGTCATCAAGCTGCCTTTTAACAGCAGCAATGGCTTTTTCCTGCTCTTCAATCAGCCGGTTCTGCTCCACGAGCGCCTGGACTGTTTTACCACGGTTATCCTCTGCTTCGGGCAGAGTCATTGCCCGTGTTTTCCGGCTGACCTCATCAATAGTTTTTGCGTATTCCTGGGCGGATTGTCTTGCCTGCTCCTGATTCTGGTACATCGCGTACCATGCGCCGGCACCAAGCATTACCAGTCCGGGAATGCCACCAATCAGCCCCATGGCGCCGCCAAGAAGTCGGGTACCGACGCTGGTCACGCCGTTCAGGTTATTCTGGGCAGTCACGCGGTTTGCGATGTTGTTGTTGAGCCCAGTCTGGGCAGCGGCCAGACGTCGTTCAGCCACTGCCTGGGCATCAGTGCTTTTAGCGGCAACAAGTGCAGCCTGCGCACGCTCCAGTGCGGAACGCGCCTTAACTTTCTCCGTTGCTGTGCCGCTGGCCTGTGCTGCCGTCAGCCGGGCCTGCGCCGCTGTCACTTTCGCTTCTGCCGCGGCGACACGCTCCTGCTGGGCTGCCTGAACATCAGCGCTTTTTGCGCGCTGTAGTGCCTGCTGCGCGCGATACACGTCGGCGCGTGCCGCGGCCACAGAAGACTGTGCCGCTCTGTCCTGTGCAACGGCGAGTGCCACTTCTGATTTTGCTGCCGCAATAAGAGAGGTGGTGGCGCCGGTGGCACTGGTAACAATACCGCCAAGGTATTTAGCAAGTCCCACGCCGACCAAAGCCCCGGCAACGGTGGTGATCGTCGCCATATTGTCGGCGACATCGTTCAGCGCACCGGTAACAGCGGATGAGGTCAGGCTGTCGAGCGTGGCAGCAAGACCATCAAGGCCGCCGGATAACATATCGGTGGCGCCGGTGGCCTGGCTGATACCGCCCACCCAGGCCATAAAGGAGTTCGCAACTTTTTCAACCGATCCGGAAACCGTCTGCGGCATCGCGGCGAACTCGCCCTGGAGCGTGCCGAGCTGGCTGATGATGGCAGGGACAACAACATCAATGGTCAGTTTTCCCTGATCGGCCATTGATTTGAGATCTTTACGCGCAACGCCCATGCCAGCCGCCAGCGCCCTGATAACGCGGTCGCCGCTTTCGTTGACTGCATTAAACTCTTCGCCACGCAATACGCCCTGAGCCAGTGCCTGACTGAACTGGGTGATCACCGATCCGGCTTCAGCGGTGCTGGCACCGGACAGCTTAAGACCCGTACTGACAGCTTCCGTGACTTTCAGCACTTCATCAGAGCTGTAACCGAATTCACGCATAGAGGCTGCAGCGCGCGAAAACAGGTTGGCATTATCGGTAAAAGCGGTACCGGTAGCCTGGCTGATAGACATTAGCCGGCGCTGAGAGTTGGCGAAGTCGTCAGAGGATGCGGAAGCCTGACGTAACCGCGCATTCACCGATGTCCATTCATCAGCGATCTGAACGATCTTCCCGGTGGCGAAAGCGGCAGTAGCCGCCGCCGCCGCCCTGCCGGCGGATGCAAAACCACTGGTTAAATCTGACAGCGCTCTCTCGCTTTCACGCGCAGCAGCGGCAGCCTGACGGCCCCCGTTTTGCATGACACGGTAATAGTCCTGCCCCATCCGCGACGCACGGGCAATCTCGGTCTGAAATGACTGGGAATTTGCCGAGATCTTGATGATGAGTTCGCGCAGCGTAGCCATATTTCACCCATGAAAAAGCCCGCGCGCGGCGGGCATTAAAGATTTTCTAACCACTGTTCGAGATCGCTGGTTCCGTCAGCCTCATCCTGTGGCCCGAATTTCAGCATCACATCCTCGATATCGTACTTACCGCCCTGCGCATTAAGGGTGGCCACAGCTATCTGTGCAGCCTGCACGTCGCCGCGCCAGTCTCCAATGGGGCTGACACGGTCAAACGCGATCCACATTTTCAGCTCACTGGCAGTCAGCGTCTGGCGCAGTTCATGAAGAGTGCGCCCCAGCCTGAGTGCCAGCGACATCAGAAAAAATGTCAGCGGCTCTTTTACTTTTTTTCGGCGTCATCCTGGGAGATGCCAAGCTCGATGGCCTGCCGCAGAAGACGGGCGTGCACCGGGCCATAAATCTCTTCAACGATGTCACGATCTTCATCACCGAAAACACGGTGGCCGTGTTCATCACCCAGCACGTCGACAAACAGGATCACATCTGCGCGTTTGTTACGCAGGAACTGCTGAGAAACCGTTAACTTTGCCTCATCCTCGTTCTCCGGCTTCTCGTCGATATATTCCCGAAAGCGCAGCCACGCCTCCCCCGATGGCTCGCGCAGGGTGACAGTGGCATTGCTCCATTCGGGCACGGTAACGGTTTTGGTGCGGTATGCAGAGGCGGCGGTGAGCGCCAGCGCGCGCAGTTCTGGTTTAGGATTAGCCATTATTTTTCTCAGATGGACAGACAGAAAGGAAAGCGGCCGGAGCCGCTGCGGATCAGGAACCCTGGTTTGCGAAGATGCGTTTCGGTTTGCCGCGCACACGGAGCGAATAGGTCGCATTGACCACGCCAGCAGTTGCAGCAGACCATGAGCTCTGGCGTACTTCACCGAGAATGTAGAAACCATTACCCGACGCAAACACCACCTTAAACACGCGTAACTCATCCTTTTCGTAAGCGGTCTGAAGCGCCATCTGCGCTTCTTCATCACCTACCCAGTTTCGGTTGAGGGTCATTTCGCCAGGGGCGGCGAGGCCGTTAGTCTGCTCCTGCTCTTCAGAACAGAAGGTGGTCACATCAATGTCGCTCTTCTGACCGCCGGTATACGTAATCTCCTTCGAGGCGCACGACGCTTCAAGGAAGGTGATCCCGGGGCCGGGAAAGTTGGCGGAATTGAAATCATCGGCCGTCACCGGCGCGGATGAAATGCCGATGGTGAGGCCAATTGTTTTGTCATATTTGCTGGTCATTTTTGCTCCAGGCATAAAAAAACCGCCTCGCGGCGGTCAGGATGGTTGATTGGGGAAAGGTTACTGAAGGATATGAACTTCAAACGTTGCACGGCGCAGGCCTGTTTCGGGCTCGTAACCGCCAGTTTTACTAAGGCGGGTGAATCCCAGCGGCGTCAGCGCAGCGATCGCCTCTTCGCGAAGCGCACGGGCCTCATCCACAGAGGACGCGTATACGTCAACCTGGAGAGATGTGTTTTCCTCCGCCGGACCGCAGAAAGTGTCGCCATAGGTCTGAACCACCAGCGTGAATGTGATCCACGGTGGCGCAACTGCCGGTTCGCCCTGGCTGTTGAGGGGCACCACGCCGGGATAAACCTGCCCGTCGGCCAGCGCGCCAATGAGTGCATAAACATCGGCCTCGGTCATTTCGCCAGCACCCTGTCGATCGCGGCATTGGCTTCGGCAAAAGCAGCGTTTACCGCATCCTCCTCGCGGGCATCATAGGCCGGGCGCACGAACGGCACGGGTGCCATGGTCGAGGTACCCATTTCGATAAAGCGCCAGTAAAACGCATTACGCGGATCGCTGGCTTTCATCGTTTTGTCGCTGGCGCCGGTGCGCGGGTTGGTACCGCGGATATGAACGCCAGAAGCAATCGCGCCGTTGCGCTCACGCTGAGTGATGACGACGATATTTTTCTTCAGTTTCCCGCTTTTCACCGGCGCGCGGCTCACCGCTTCATCTTTAAGGATTGTCGCGCCCGCGCGCGTGGCATCGCGCATCACCTTGCGGTTTTCAGCTTTGCTGAGTGTCGCGAGATCTTCGGACAACCCAGCCAGACCGGAGAAATCAAGATTAGTGCCGATCATGGTTTTACCCCCTGCTTACAAAGGATTTCGAGCTGCGTACCTTTTGAATCAGCAACTGGCGGGCCGGTTACGTCGAGGTACTGCCCTTTATACGGACCGGTCAGCACCTTGAGCTTTGACGCTGCTGTAATGTCATTGCGAAAGCGCACCCATACGCGGATTGTTGCTTCCGCAAGTTCCGCGCCGGCGGAAATGATCTCCCGACCGCTGATCCCCTTTATCTCGGCAAAAATCTCACTGCCGTCATGCCAGGTTTGCTGTGGCTGACCTGATGGTGTCCGGGTTGAAGTGAAGTTCATGATCCGCACACGCTGATTAAGCCTTCCCGCCTGCATCTGGCCTCCTACACACCATAAATACGGTAAGGCTGCAGCAAAGCTTCGACGGCCAGCGGCAATTCTGCCGGCGCATTCCCGCTTACAACCGCCTCCCGGTTGGCGTACCAGTGCCCGACAAGCAGCAGCATCGCCGTGCGCACATCGTCATTGAGAAGCAGGCGATCTTCATCATCAGCAAAGCCCGGCTCATCATTGGTTTTGTAAAGCTTTCGCCGCGTCCAGGTTTCAACGTAGCGCGCCGCCGCGCCGCTGTAGATTTCAAGCAGGTTGTCGTCACCTGTAAAATCATCATCGATACGGCAATGGCTCCGGACTAAGGACGGTTCAAGAAACGCCATGATTTAGCCTCAGAAATAGCGGCCCGCAGGCCGCCGTGGTGTTTAGCTACCCGGAGTTACAGCGATATCCCCGTAAATGAAGGATTCAGGGCGTTTCACCGCAAGAGCCAGACGCTCTTCGCAACGAATCGAGATCATGTTTTTCTCGAAGTCGTCAGAGTTTTCGGTGGAGATAACAACGTTGGCATCTTCGCGATCGAAGATCTGCGCGCCAGCATTGAATGCGCCGGTAAGGAATTTACCAACAAACTGCTGTGCTTCAGTGGCCACTACCGGCAGACCCCAGAGCGTAGGACCAGTCAACGCGGCCGGGTTCGCCAGGATATAGCGACCCAGACTGTCTTTGGTCAGTTCAATTTTCGCCCAGTCGATAAAGTGCATAACATGGCCGGACGCCGGGAAGCGGGCCAGCTGAGCCTGCAGCATCGCAAGGCGCAAAATATCGATGCCGTTCTGCTGCTCGACCTGAAATGCCGGGTTGAACTTCGACGCCTGCGGCACAATGCCTTTAAGATGCGCGCCAGAGCCATCACCGAAGAGAATTTCCTGTTCTTCTGCATACTTTAGGCCGTAACGCATTTCAGCGTCGATGGTTGACTGCAGTTGTGCAAAATCATCCAGAATCTGCTTGGAGGCTTTGAACATGTGAGCGATGGTCGTCACCGGGGTAATTTGGGTGGCGAACTGGATATCGCTGTATGGCTTGGTTGTGTTTTCAGGCACAACCTTGGCGTTGTTGGTGAAGCCCGTCTGCTGTACCCAAAAAATAGCCGGGGAGGCAGTGCGGCCCGGGGCAATCAGATCGCGGATGAACAGGCGCTGTTTCGGCGCGGTATCAATGCCCGGCAGGCGCTGTGGATCAACAACACGGTCAGGCAAATCGGGCGAGGTGATGGCCGCTTTCACGCCAACACTGACGCGCTTGCCACCCTCAACACTCGCAGCAAAGGCTTTAAGCGCTTCAGAGGAAATAACCTGCTTACCGACGGTCTCAATGACAGTTTTGGCGTTTGCCAGCGGCATCTGCGCAACCTGCTGTTCAAGTTCGCCAAGCGCAGCCTTGAGGGTTTTCTCTGCCGCCTTCAGGGCGTTTAAATCAGTTGCCATTTTGTCGACGGTATCTTTGGTCTCTGCCGACAACTGCCCATTTTTTTTCGCTTCGTTGAGCGCTTCCTCTGCTTTGGCATTAAATTTGCCCGTAGCCTCTTGGATGCTGGCAGTAACTTGACTCAGAATAGTGTTTACTTCAGACATATCAGATCCTTAATTAACTAACGCAGCCAGGGCGTTTTGAAGAGATGAGAGAGTTTCAGGTTTAATTTCGTCGGTAGCGCCCGGCATACCTTCGTTTTTGGTGGCAGCGCCAGGCGTACCACCGGACAGGGCTTTAAGGAGTTTCCGGCGCTCAGCACGCGGGGTGTTCGTTTTTGCCAGCAATGCATCGAGCTTGCGAAGCGCTGAAGCAGGGCTTTCGTCGTCGTCGGCGATTTCATCAGCGGAGAGCAGGCTGTCAGCAAAACCTTTTTCGACCGCCTCGCTACCACCGATATAGGTTTCACCATCCATCATTTTGTCGATGGCGGCGGAGTCGAGACCGCTGCGCGCCTGATAGATATCGCTCATGGCTTTATCAAATGGAGCCATGTCAGCAGCGATCTGCGCCAGGTCATGGCGATTTCCCATCGCATAAACCCAGCAGTTGTGGATCATGAGGAATGCGCCGCGACCGATCTGAACCTCGTCGCCAGCCATTGCGATGATCGACGCAGCTGACGCCGCCAGCCCAAGCACCTTCACCGTGACTTTTCCTTCGTACTCGCGCAGAAGGTTGTAAATCGCCAGGCCTTCAAACATGTCCCCGCCAGGGGAGTTGATGTTGACGGTCACAGCCCCGCCATTCATCGAGCGAAGCGCACCGGCGATACGACTGGCTGTGACACCATCGCCCCAGAAGTCAGCGCCGATCACATCGAAAATAGAAATGCTGTTTTCACCTTCACGCGCAGCACGGATGCCGCCATTCCAGCGCTCCATTGCCGCTGCCGGCAGATCCGGTTTTTCGCGTGCAAAAGGTCGCCCCTCCGGCGCTGCCGGAAGGCTCTTAATTGTCATGATTGCTCCTAAGCCGCCTGTTTAAGCGGTGACTGTTCGAAGGGGATGTCGGGGAAAACGTGGTTGTGTAAATTGCGCAGCGCTACAGCCTGTAAGCCAGCACTGTTTTGTTTCAGGTCTTCCAGCGGGGTCAGGTTGAGCTGGACGGTATAGAGATCACCCCCTTCAATAGGCGGCAGATTTTCAAGCCGGCGCACGTCATTGCGTGACATCCATCCATTCTGCAGCGCACTGGTGTAATACGCCGCGCGACCGGCGCTGTCGGCCCGCAACAGACCTTCCACACTGAATTCGGCAAAGACGTCCTCTTCACCGCCAAGCAGGCAGCGGGAAATCTCCTGCTCGATATTCACCAGCAGCGGGCGCAGTGTATGTGTCAGAAACTGCAGGTTCATGCCCTCAAGGCTGGAAGCCCAGCTGCTTTGCTTCGACGTATGACCGACCATGAACGGCGGCACGCGAAACCAGCGGCAGATCTCTTCGATGCTGAAGGAGCGCGACTCAAGCATCTGCGCCGCTTCAGGGTTCATCGTGACGTTCTGGTATTTGAGCCCACCCTCAAGCACCATAATTTTTCCGGCATTTTTCGAACCGGTAAAAGCCTGCATATACCCGCGCAGGCGCTCGCGCTGATCCTTGTCCAGCGCCTGCTCAGCGGAAAGAAATCCGGAGCTTTGCAGACCGTTCTCGAAAATCTTTGCAGCAGACTCCTCAACCGCCATTGCTGCGCCGATCACATCCCGTCCGGCCATCATAGGCATCATGCCGCACACTCCATCGAGACCGAAGCCGCGGATATGCATCAGATTCTTTTCAGGGATGACGCGTTCTTTGCCGTTCTCGGTATAGGTGTATTCCAGCCGCCCGGTTTCCAGCCGTTTAACAACCATGTTTTGTGGCAGCAGTGGCACCAGAGAAACCAGTTTTTGACCGATAAATAACTTTTCCACAAACGCATTGCCGCGCAGGCAGACACTGGCAACAACCATCAACATGAAGCGCGAAGGCGTCATTTCGAGGTTAGGCTTGCGGCAAAGAACCTGATAAACCAGGTTTGACTGGGCCAGTTTTCGGGATCCATCAGCCTGTCGCTCGTAAATTTTGAGCGGCAGTGTGGAGATGGACTCACTCAACAACCTTACGCAGGCCCATACCGCGGCAAGTTGAATGGCTTTATCTGCTGTAACGACTTTTCCGCTACTGCTCGTGCCATACCATTCCTGCCAGAACGTTCCGGTAGTCAGGCTGACGGGTACGCCAAGCCAGTTGAGCAGGGCGCTCTTCACCCTGCCCGGCTGCTTATTTTTAGTCATCAGAAACCTACCATGATGGGATTTTCGAAGAAGCCGCTCAGATCCTGAGCATCGTTACCGCCATTTACCAGCATTCGGCTTTTGGCGGTAAAGAGCGCGACAGGGCCGTCAATTTTGTTTTCCGGCGTGGATTTATTCGGGAAAATGTTGTCGTTCTTATCCGGTTTGACCGTGACGTTTGACATCATCCAGCGCATGACAGGGTTGTCGTCATGGTGGAATTTATTGCCATATATCTCCGCCTGAACAGATTTCATCGACTCTGAGAGGTTTTTTACTGTCTGTGCCACTTCGACGAGCGGTAAGCCCTCTTCAGCGAGTGACAGGCTGAACTGCACCGCGCTCCAGGGGTCGAATGCAATCTCTTTGATGTTCTCTCCCTTAACCCATTTCACAATGTCAGCTTTAATCATTCCGTGGTCGATAACATCACCGTCAGTCAGTTCAAGATATCCGGCGTCAGACCATTTTCTGTAAAGTTCAGCAATGTGGGCGGGCGCCGTTTCCAGCCTGCCTTCAGGTATCCAGAAGCGCGGCTGCATGTGAGTTTCACCTGCAGGGTCTCGCCATGCTTTTACCGCTGCGCAAATGTCGATCTTGTTCGCCAGATCCACGCCAACCCAAAGCGGCCAGCCGGTTCGCTCACCTTCCTGCGCTATGCCTGGCATTTTTGCCCAGCGATCCATATCCATCCAGGCGCTTTCAGCGGTAACCCAGATGTTCAGGTGCTTGGTGAAGAAGTTTGGCCGGGCTGCGACCTGCTCTTTTGCCTTTTTCGCAAGGCGACGCATGTCGTCCCAGCGCTTGCAGATACCCAGACCGGGGTTAGCCTTCGGCCAGTTGGCCTCATCAAATGGATCGTCCCCTTCGTCGAGGGTATAAATCAGGGCAAAGTACGTGTCATCTTCAACCACACCGCGCAGAACTTTGATGGCGTAATCACGCTGCTCATAGCAGATGCCATCTTTATTAGTGCCAGCTGTTGTGATGGCAAAAAGTAAAGACTGAAGACGGGCGCCAGTCGCTGTTTCCAGTACGTCCCATACATCACGGGTGCGGTGAGCATGTAGCTCATCGACTATTCCGCAGTGAATGTTCAGACCGTCGAGGTTATTCGCATCGCTGGAGAGTGGTTCGAACTTTGAGGCCGAACGCTCCTGATGAATGTTCAGCTTAACGTGACCAAAAAGACGGCCCAGCGTGCGGGGGGCTTTCTTGATCATGTTCTTGGCATCGTCAAAAACAATCCGCGCCTGGTCACGGGTTGTCGCAGCTGAGTAAACCTCAGCGCCGCCCTCACCGTCGGCACCGGTCATGTACAGTCCGATACCGGATGAGAGTGTAGATTTGGCGTTTTTACGTGCCACCTCGTCATAAGCGGTGCGAAAGCGGCGCACCATGACAGCTGCACCATCTTCCATAACGACTTCGCCCGTCATCTCATCAACTAAATGTATGACGAAACCAAACAGATTTATCAGTATGAAGACGTGCCAGGGCATCAGCTTGATGGGCTTTCCGGCCAGCGCACCTTTAACGTGGGGAACAAAGTCATAAAAATCGAGAATATGCTGGGCGCGATCCTCGTTGAAGTAGACGCCCCTTTTCGGTCCGTGCTCTAAATCATTGAAGAATCGCTGGCACGCCAGGCGTACCAGTTCGCCAGCAACAATCTCGCCAGACAGTACGCTCTCGGCATACTGAATACCTTCCGAAACCGTTGCCATTCATCATTTGCGCTTTTTGAGAAATTCTTCCAGAGGATCGGCCTCAGCCGTGCCCTTGACCCCAACCTTAGAGCGGCTGGCGGGCGTCATGCCAAACTCAGCGAGCATAGCTCTGATTCGTTTCCAGGCATCAGCTTTCATCACTGCTGCCGGGTGCGGCTTAATCATCCTGATCTCACGCTCCTTCCCTTCGTCCGGCTCTTCCTCGCTGTAGACGGCATAGGTGTAGCCTTCCCGCTCTAACGTATCGCAGTGATTCCGGTACTCGGTGTAAGCCTCGATCAGCAGTTCAAGTGCTTTACCGTCCAGAGTGGTCATCACTCCAACTGCATCGAGTTCTTCGCCAATTCGCTTAAACCAGTACTTACCCATCTTGTCGAAATGCTTCGGCACTGGGGGTACCCCAGATGCTGGTTTGGGCTCTGATTTGTTTATTGCTCTTTTGGATGGGTTCCCCTTCACTAAAGCCAGATGTGTCGGGGTTTTCGGTGGTCCTGGCAT